GTTGTACTACACCATTTTCATCAAGGTCATGCATTCCTTTTATGCAGTTACCAATACCAAACTGCTCATGCTTTACCTTAGATGCACAGTCATGCTTCTTTTTCTTTTTGGTGCTCTTAGTACCATATGCTTCAGTAGTAGGCACCTTCTGACCTTTTATCTCAGCATATAATTCAGCATACTCTTCATTTTTTAAGTGATCAGCAGCTGCATACCCTTTCACACCCTTCTTATAGTTCTGATAAGCAGGTGTATTTGCCTTTTTATCTGCTCTGGTGACTATCATATCCTTCTTGCCACCATCACTCTCATTCCCAGAAGCTTTTGGATTTCCATAAACTGCTTCCGCATAGAGGGTATTTAAATCCTTCACTGCTTTTTTCTCAGAATAGATGTCCATTTTATCAAGAACTATTTTTTTCTATATTTATTTAGGAAATTCTTAAATGACTGTACCGTAGCACCAGGAGTTTTGTCTTCTGTGTTCTTTAAGTACCCTTTAGTACCTACTAAAGTGTTAGGATGAGTCTTATCTCTCATCTTACGATCCATTTTTACTTCACTATACGCCTCAGATACATCATTTATCCAAGATTTGAACATCATTTTGTCTTCTGTGACACTAATAAGGTAGTTTGTACCCCTACGAACGATGCGACCTCTCAATCCAGTGTTTAAATTTTCAACTAAATCACCTATCTTAAAGATTTTTTTGAGGAAGAAATTCTCACGTAGTCCTTCCCAATCAAGTTTAGGTGCAATTCTCCAAAGACCCTCATTAACTTTAGATCCTGGTTTAACTTTCTTAGCAGCTGCTCTTTTTACTGAATTAAATATGTTTTGTGCTAATTTTTGATCAACTTTTGATGGCATTCCACTCATAAAAGTCTTAAAATCATCGTCTGCTGCTGCTTTTCTTAACTTAGACGCAGACATTCCCTCGATGCCCTCAGCATCGGGGTCTCTGTCCCCTGCTGAAACAACGTTAATGTCCTCAAAATCATAGAGGTCTCCGTTGTATTTGAGTGCGAGTTTCTCAAATTCAGCCTGTCTGTCAGCACCAACCACGATGTTGATACTGGAGTATCCATCTTCATTTGCTTTCTTTAATACATTAAATATGGTCTTCATCTCACCATCATTCACAATTCTTTCACCATGTGACGGATATAATTGTCTCATGTAAGAGATTTTTTCGTCTGGTGATAGTGGATTTTTAGTATCGTCTTGTGTTCTTGATGGATAAATGCCATAATCCCCATCTTTTGATGCTGCTTTTGCAGCGTTCATTAGTTTTTCATGCCCAACCGTGGGTGGATTGAACCTTCCAAAGGCAACAGTAGCAGTTCCTCTATCCTCTTTTTCTTTTTTACCATCATCATCTGATGCTGGCATTCCAGTTGCACCACCTTGTGTTTGTGGTTGTCTAGTCTGTTGAGTAGGTTGAGCCTGTGCTGCTTTTTGTTTAGCAGGTGCTTCTTGTTTACCTCCTCCTCTCTTCTGAGCAAGTACTAATTCACCTTTTTCAGTATGTCCACGGTAATTTCCTTCTCTATCATACCAGTTTCCATGACCATCCGACACAAATCCCAAGCGTCGAGCTTGCTCAACTGCACGGGATGTTCTAGGTGCTTCGGATAAAAATTGCTGAAAAGACTTCATATTACTTACTTTCCATAATCTTATTTATTTCTTTTTATAATCACACATTATATGAGTGGGATATGTTCCTCCCTGCTTATTTCTAATGTTCCACATAAATTTATACAATGAACTCTCCATATGTATATCAATACGTTTACCTGTACCCGAAGATCCACCATAATTAACAGTAATACCCCCTGTAATATTAGAGGCTTTCTTCATAAATGCTTTATCAACTTGATACATTTGAACTTTTCCTACCCCACCATGAACCATCCAATAATTATATCCTATAGCATACTGTAACATTGTTTTTATCATATTAATATCTGCCTCTGAGGTAGTATCAACCTTTGAACCTTTGTAACCTTTACCATACTTTTCAAAAACTGATGCAAATTCAACTGGATTGATACCAAACATTTTAAAAATACCTTTACCAATTGAATTAGTATAACCACTATATCCAGTTTGTTTAGTGAAATAATTTTTATAGTCATTTGGTAAAAATATTCTACCAACACCAGAATTGATAAAGGTTAAAGTATTACCATGTTTAAGAGAGAGGTATACTTTTTGATTATTTCTAAACTCTGTAGTAATATCAGTGATTGTGCTGCCAATATCTAAAGTATCTCTTCCACCAGCAGTGACATATAATTTACTAGTATTTCCTGCTATTGGCCGTGGTTGATTCTTTCCACCTACAGCTTCAACACCAATAAGTCCTCCTGCAATTCCTATTTTTTCAAGCAATTCCTTTGCTTCTTTTTCATATGGTGTGGGTTTAGATTGGCAATTTAAATAACAATAAAGACTTTCATAGAAATCTTTTTCAAATTTAATACCAAGGTTTACCCTTTTACCAGTTTGTCCTCCAAATTCTTCTGTTTTTTCCAAGTCATTTAATTTAACTGTCTCTATTGTACCATCATCTACATACTTTCCAGTAAATTTTAACGAACCTTTACCATTCAAAGCATTTTCCAAACGAGCATATGCTTCTTGATAATCAGACATCTGATCTGTCTCAAAAGCAACTATCTCCTCATTCCCTTCAGTAAAAACTAACGCTTCTGCATCAAACTGTCCTCCCTTTACTCCATTACCTGGTCTAACCAAAAATCTATTCATATAACCAGGAAAATGAAAGAACTTCTTTAAAAGAATTTCTGCTCTATCTCCTTTCTTAATCTGAGTTTTATCTAACTTTGCCATCAGACTTTCTAATTATTTAGATACTAACCTCCGCCAAAATCATATTGATTTTCACTTATAAAGTCAAGGTAAGCATACCAATCCTTTCTCTCACATCCATTGTTTATAGCATCATACATTAGATCAATAGTATTATAATGAGGAAATATAGGATGCTTACAGGTGTATTCGGGTACAACAAACATTAGTAATGATCCTCCAATCCTTCAACTGGTTTAGGTTTCCAACCCTTACCATAATATTTCTCTAGTATATTATGGTGAGGAGAACGATCAAGTTGTTCTTGAGTAAATGTAATCTTTTTAGGAGGAGGTGGTGGGAACATTTCTAATTGTATCTCTGGTATAGAAAATGTATCACCTGATTTTCTGTGGTGACAAACATAGAATGAACCATCCTCCTTTTTATATAAGAAGTCTGCTTCATGTGAATTTAACAGAAGCATCTGCTGAATCTTGTCACCTTTTTCAATCATTTTTTGGTGGTGTTACTACGTGTTCGGTTTATTATACTGATAAACTTATCACCAGCAAAGGTTCCACCAAGACACACATCAATCTCATCACCATCCAACCAATTCGTATCACCATTCATCTTAGTATGATTCATGGCTTCTTGAATCTTATCAATTACTTCTTGAGTTAACTTCATACATCACCCTCCTTTCTGTTTTCTGAATAGTGGACATCAAATTCTCCACCAGGATATCTTGCCTTTAACTTCTCTACATTCATTTCAATTATCTCATTGAAGTCTGTATCAAGTGCCATACACGCTTGAGCAACATACCACATAATATCTCCAAGTTCCCTCTTCATATGAAAGATATTATCTTCATTAACTGGTTTACCTTGAAATACAATCTTCTTAACTACTTCAGTAAACTCACCACCTTCAGCACATATACCAAGAGCAGCAGTTAAGAGTCTATGAACAGGAAGTCCATCACCACTTTCTTCTGATTGTATACCAAAACATCTAGAATTAAATGAAATATAATCCTTTGATTCTTGAGATGTTACTGCATTTACAAATTCAGTATACTTTTGTGTATCTACAGTCATAATGTAACTCGTTGAAATATATTTTTCTTCTGTTTTGTTGGTTGCTTCTCTGCAACTACTTCCTTAACTTCTTCTACAGGCCATGGAACATCATATTCCCAGTGCTTTTCTGTGTCAAAAGTTTCTGTTGGATT